CTGGCTGGCCGGCAGCGTCTTGGGCGGGCTGTCCGAGTCCTGCACCTGCACCGCCGAGACGTTTTGCATCGTGAGCGGATAGAGGTGCCCCGGCGTGACCGGGTTGGGCAAGGCTTCGCCGGTGACCGTGCCTGGCGTGACTTGAGTGCTGTGCCCGTAGAGCGCCAGCGCCAGGTTGACCGGGATGAGTTCCTCCAGCGTGCAGGCGAACTCGCCCTTCTTGGTCTTGATGAGCTGCAGGTCGGTCAGGCGCTGGCCGGACTGCGCCTCCTGGTGCTCGATGGTGTCCACCGACAGCGACACCTTCAGTTCCGGCACGTTGCCGACGAAGGTGAGGCCGGCCGGATTGCCGGCCGCATCGCGCGCGCCGATGTAGACGCGTCCCTGTCCAGAGAAGTAGGCCATGGTCAGTCTCCCGTGGAGCTTGCCGCGGCGGCAGGACCGTCACGGCGCGAGGATTTGAGGGATGGGATCGAGGACTCCGGCGTGACGAGCCGGGCCACGCCCTGGGCGATCAGCCAGCGGGCGCTGGTCTCGGGCAGGTCCAGCCGCGCGCCAGCGGGCAGGCGTTGGCCTGCGTGGGTGTGGGGTTGGAGCAGTTCGATGGAGAGATTGGGCATAAGGGGGTCATCCTGTCTGGGTGAGGTCGAGGGCATGGGTGCGGTAGCGGATTTCGTAACGGGCGGGCAGCGCGACGGCCCCGGCGTCGGCTTCGTCGAACTCCCATTCGCAGTCGATCTCGCGCACGGCGATGGCCAAACCGCCCAAATTCGGGTCGGCGAGCATGGCCGCGTGCGCCGCGGTGAGCAGCCGGTCGGCCACGTCGAAGGCATCCGCGCCGCGCGCCACCACGGCAAGCCGGACAGACAGCTGCCGGTCGACGAGATGGTTGGCGTGGGCCGTGATGCTGTCGCCCTCGACGAACAGCAGCAGCGCCGGACTGGCCTCGCGGGTAACCGGCACGGCCGGCATGCGCAGCACCGGGATCGGTGCAATCGCCGATGACAAGCGTGCGACGACCTCCCGCAAGAGGCGCTCGCGGATGGAGTTCATGGGGCATTCCTCAGAGCTGGGAGAGAAAGGCGCGATGCTCGGCGCCGTCGCCGATGGCGCGCACGTCGCGCACCTGATAGCTGCTGCCCGCCACCTCGACCGTGTCCCCGACGGCCAGCGTCATCCAAGACGCCGGGTAGTCGATCTGATAGTCCCGCGACAGTGCCAGCCCGTCGAGCACCGTCTCGTCCGGGGCGCGGAAGGCGCAATGCACCGTGGTGCCCGCGACCGTGACGACGGTCAGCAGTCCGGCATTGCGTGCCGCTTCGTACAGCGTTTCAACGTCCATCAGGACGCCAGCACCTTCACCAACACGGCCGGGCGATGGCACATCGGCAGTGGGTTGGACTGGGTGTGGATGTCGGTGCCGCGGTCGAACTTGCGCGGCTCCTGCTTGGCGTACAGCGGCTGGCCCAGCGTGTTGGCCGTCTCGTTGAAGTCGGCCGGCGCGAAGTAGGTGGCGAAGGTGTCCACCGTGCCCAGCGGGAAGGCGTGGCCCTCGCCGGCGGCGATGAAGCGGCGCGTGGTGTCGCCGTCGCTGGCCTCGCCCGAATATTCCTCGAAGGTGATGCCAGCGAAGGTAAAGCCCGCGCGCATGTCCGAGCGCAGGGCCAGGCTGTCCTGCCAGCGGTCGTAGGCGGCGACGACCTTCTCATGGCTGGTCAGCGCATCGAAGAACTCCTCGGACACCAGGCAGTGGATGCCGGTCATGCGCTCGCCCATGAGGTTCTTTTCCATGTAGCGCTTGAGCTCGAGACACTTCTTCTTGACGTCGGTGCCCGGGTTGCCGAGCTGAAAGTTGATGACCTTGGGCGAGATCTCGAACAAGTCGAACAGGTTGTAGAGCTCGGTGCCGTCGGCATCGAGGATGCTGCCTTTCAAGGCACCCATGCGCAGATGCTCCAGGGTGATGGCGTGCTTGTTGCGCATTGCCTGCAGGTGCTCGGCCATCACCGCCGCCACGGTCTGCACCTCGGTCTCCGAACCGAAGGCGCGGATGCCCTGCACTTCCTCGGGCAGCACCACGTCGTCGTGCGGGATGTGCGGGATGCCGAACGAGCGCAGCTTGCGCTTGCCGCGCTTGGCCACCGTGCCGGGCGAGCCCACCGGCATCGTCGGCAGCAGGGTGAGCACGCCGTTCTTCTCCTCCACGGCGACCGAGCGAAAGCGAACCGGCTTGGCTGGGAACAGACCCATCTCTTCCAGGCGGCCGTAGTTGTTGGGCAGGATGTTGATGGCGGCGGTCAGCGCCGACATCGAGAAGGCGGGGTTCTCGAAGGGGTTGTTCATCGTCAGACTCCTTTGCGCACGAGGATGCCCAGGCTCTTGAGCTGCGCGATGGCAGCCTGCTTTTCCGAGGCGGTGATGGCGGCGGGCCACGCCAGGGCGTGATCGGCGACGATGGCGTGGCGGGCCAGCATCAGCCCGTCCTCGCGGTCGATGAGCGTGGCGTCCACGGCTTGCATCAGCACGCCGGCGGCCACCTGGCTGCCATCGGTGGCCGATGGGTCGAGTCTCTTGACCTTGCCGGTGGCGGTGACCAAGCCGACGACCGCGCCCAGGGGCAAGTTCTGGCCCGCGCCGACCGTGACCTGGTCGCGGGAATAGAGATTGGGCGCTTCGTACTTCAGAAGATCGCCCAGGTTCAGTCCTTCGGTGATGGCGGGCATGTCACTTCTCCTTGCCGGCGCGGGCGCGGGCCGCCTGCACCAGGGGGTTGTCGTGGAGGGATGGGGGATTCGGCTTGGCCGCATCCGGCGCGATGTGGCTGTGGATCTCCTGCCCGCTGGCGCGGACAGCCAGCAGCTGGCTGCGCACCTGGGCGGGTGGCGTGCGTGCGGCGAGGTAAGCGGCGATGCGCTCGGGGCAGCCCGCCAGCGCGCACAGTTCGGCGATCTCCTGTGCGTCATCGATGCTCATCGGCGGATGCGCGCCAACAGCGCGATCAGGATCAGCACCAAGCCCAGGGTCAGCAGGGGTTCCGGGTTCATTCATGACATGCTCCAGTCGTGGTGAGTGAAGGTGTCCCGGCGGCGCGAAGGCACGCGTCGCCGGCGGTGAAAGTGCCGCGGTCAAATCGGCCAGCAGGTCGTCGAAGGTGCCGATGGCATCGGCCAGCCCTGCCGCGACGGCGTCCTGTCCGAAGAACACGCCGGCTTCGGTGGCACGCACCGCGTCCGCGCTCAAGCCGCGATGGCGGGCCACGGTGTCGACAAACAGGCCGTAGATCCGATCCACCTCGCGCTTGAGCAAGGCGTGGGCTTCGTCCGAGATCGGCTCGTGCGGGTTGAGGTCGTTCTTGCGTGCGCCGGCGAACACGGTCGTGTACCGGATGCCATCCTGGGCATCGCGCACCGACTGATCCGCGTGCATGGCGATGACGCCAATCGAGCCAACGCCTGCGGTCCGGGTAACCACGAGGCGGCTGGCAGCCGAGCCGATGGCGTAGGCCGCCGAGTAGGCCATGTCGTTGGCCAGCGCCCAGACTGGCTTGATCTGTGCGGCCGCACGCACGCGGTCGGCCAGGTCGAACACGCCACCGGACTCGCCGCCGGGTGAGTCGATGTCCAGCACGATGGCCGCGACCGCTGGGTCGGCGATCGCCGCATCCAGCTGCGCGGCGATGTCCTGGTAGCTGGTCAGCCCTGAGGCGGCTTCCAGCCCGCCAGTGCGCCGCACCAACGTGCCGTGGATCGGCAAGACGGCGATGCCCGCCTTGGCGGCAGGCGGGCTGCGCAGAGCGGGTGGCGGTAGCGTCGCTCCTCTATCCGCCAAACCGATGCGCGGCCCCAGCACGGCCAGGATGACCTCAAGTTTCGGGCGATGGATCAGCAGCGGCGCGCCAAATAGACGCGCCGCCAGATGCGGCAACGGGATCATGCGGGTTCCTTCAGGCGGCCGGCGCAGGGCTATCGGCGGCCTGTGCGTTGGGTTCGGCGCTGCCGCCGCCCTTGGTCGTGCGGCGCGGATCGGAGTCGAAGATCAGGCCGAGGTCATCGGCACGCTGGTTGTCGGCGGCGATCTCGCGGTCCACATCCTCGGCGTCGTAGCCAAAGGCCGAGATCGCTTCCGAGCGGCTCATGAGGCCCGCGCGGATCGCCAGCAGCATCGCCTTGAACTCTTTTTCGGGGTCGACCCACTGCCAGCCCTGGGGAATCCATTTGCAGGCCAGATACTCCCGCCGGCGGCGGGCATAGCCGGGCGCCGTGAGGCCGCCGGCCAGCACGGCCTGATCGAGCCAGGCGTTCCACACCGGGCGGCACAGCTGGTGCACCAGCACGCCGTGCTGGATCGCCTCGGTGCGGCGGCGGAATTCCAAGAGCCCCGCGCGGATGGAGGAGTAGTTCACGCCGGAGAGGTCTCCGGTCAATTGCTCGTAGGTCACGCCGATGGCCGCGGCGACCGCGCGAAACTGCGCGCGCAGGAACTCGCCGTAGCTGCCGCCCACATCGGCCGGATCGGAGAACTTCACGTCCTCGCCCGGCTCCAAAATCTGCAAGGTTCCGGGCTCCATCCCCGCCAGCGCGATGCCGGCATCGTTGGCCACGCCTTCGCCCATCAGGTTGTCCTCGGGAGCAAGCCGCGTGATGAAGCCGGCGAACATCGCCGCGGTTTTCTTGCGCACGAGCTCGGCGTCGTCGTACTGGTCCAGCTCGTTGAGCTTGACCAGCGCGCGCGCGAGCCACGGCTCGCCGCGGATCTGGCCAGGGCGCAGCACGCGGTAGAGGTGCATGATCTCGGTTGCCGGAACTCGCACCGTCTCCTGCCCGCCCTGGCCCGACATGGGCGCAAGCCGCCCATCTTCGGGGTGGGAGCGATACAGGTGGTAGGCCACGCGCCGCCCCAGGCTGTCGAACTCGATGCCGGCGCGCACGACGTTGCCCGAGGGCAGTTCCGTGTTGAGATGCAGCGGCAGATGCTCGGCTTCGAGAAGCTGCAATTGCAGCGGCACGATCAGGCCGTCCTCCGGACGCCGCCAGCGCAGCCGGATCAGGCACTCGCCCCCCTCGAGCATGGCCCGGCAGGCCAGCGCCTGCAGGCCGTAGAAATCGGTTTGCCCGGTGGTGTCGGCCACCTCCGTCCAGTCGCGCCACAGCGCCTGCACGTCGGCGCGGAAGGCTTCATCCTCGGCCATCGACTGCGGTTTGATGCCGGTGCCCACCGCGTTGGCGACGAACGCCTCGATACCGGCATTGGCCCAGGCGTTGCGCCGCACCAGGTCGCGGCTCTTGGTGCGCAGTTCGGCGCTCGTGGCCAGCATCGCCGCCACCGCGCCGGGGTTACCGGGCATCCACGCCAAGGAGCGACGGCCACGGCCGGCGGCCTCGTGCACCGGCGGCCCGCCGAACAGACTGCGGATCTTCGCGTACCAGGCCATCAGAACCCCTTGCTCGTGGTGATGCGGATCTGCCGCGGCGCCCCCGGCCACAGCCCCGTGGCCACGGCCTGCTCGAACAGGTCGCGCTTGACCGCCGCGATCGCAGCCTGCAGTTCCTCGACACTGCGGTACTCGACGGTCTTGTCGCCGAAGGTCACGCGTTTTTCGCCTTTGGCCAGCGCCGCTTCCAAGGCTTCGAGGTGGGCTTGGGTATAGGCCATCAGCGGTAGACCACGAGGTTGATTTCGGTGGAGTCGGCGAAGGACGCCGCGGTGGTCGCGCAGCCCACATCGACGTGCGTCGGCGTCTTCTCATCCAAGGTCGAGCGCACGATCAGCAGCCGCTGCGTGCCCGTGTTGGTGTTGCTGCGGGCCACACCCACCCAGCAGTAGTTCGCATCCGGCAGCGGGCTGGCGAAGCTCACGCGGTAGCGGCCGGCTGCGGTGCGGGTCACCGCGGCGACGTTGTGCGCGGCCCGCACGACGATCTGGCCGCCGACATGGCCAAAGCACACCCAGGCCCGCGCCAGCCCCGGATGGCCGGCATCGATCTTGGTCTGGACCTCGATCCCGATGCGGCTGGCCAAGGCGCCGATGCGCGAGGCCAGGCTCATCAGAGCAGCGCCCCTTCGAACACGGCGACGAAGTCGGCGTCGGTGTCGCCCACATCGCTGGCGGCCACCGCGCCGATGTTGCTGCGCGCCTGCGCGGCTTCGGCCGAGGTGAGCGTCTGCGCCGCATCGAAGCGCACCCGGTTGTTCACCGCCGCCAGCAAGGCATCCAGGCCGCTGGTGCCGTTTTGCAGCAGTTGCTGGATTTCCAGCAGGGTGTCATAGGCGGCATCGGCCCCGCCCAGGATCTCGGCTTTGAGCGCATCGAGCAGCGTGACGATCTTGCTCGACGAGTAGGTGCTGGTGGTGGCGACCTGGCTGTCGTCGATCGCGCCCGAGGCCAGCACCGCGGCCTTCAGTTCGTTGATGGCCGCCACCAGGCTGGATTTGTCGGTGGTGGTGAGGTTGGCGAGATTCCCGGCCTTGGCGCGGACGTCGTTGAACTCCTGCGCGACGCGGATGACCAGGCTTTCGAGGCGGGTGGCCAGACTCATGGGTTCTCCTTGCGGCGTCAGATCGGCCAGCGGGGATCAGCGCAGCCAGGGGCTGCGGATCACACGCCGGCCGGTGTTTCGGGTTGCAGAAACAGCGAGGCCACCTCGATGGGTGGCCTCGGGAGGTCGTTCGATGGGCATTTCGTTCGACGGCATGGACTCGCCGGGCGGCGGCAGCCCCAGTTGCCGCTCCAACTCGCGCCAGTGGCGCTCCTCGAAGCGGTCCAGCCCGGCGGCGCTGGCCGCCGCGCGGGCATAGACGTAGCAGTCCAGGGCTTCGTTGCGCTCGCGCATCTTCTGCCACTCGCGCACCGGGTAGCCGTTGCGGTCGCGGCGGGTGACGAGTTGCTCGGCGCAGAGCTGCTGGATGAACTCGGCGTCGATCTTGGGCAGGTGGACGTATCCGGCCGGATAGACCGGGGTCGCGCCGTCCTCGGCCACCTCAGGCATCTTCCGCAGGTTGTTGTAGAGCTCCAGCTTGGCCAGCCCTACCGCCACCGAATACACCTTGATGCCCCGGCGCAGCTTCTTGCCGGCGAGCGAGACGTCCACCGCGGTGGGCGTGCCGATCAAGGCTGCTCCGCGCGATACGCCTTTGACCGCCATCACACGCGGATCGCGGCAGGCGCGCACGAAGGCGTAGGCCTCCTGGGTCGCAAAGCCGGTATCCAGCGCGAAGCGGGCCAGCGGCATCGCCGCGCCCGAGGCGTGGGTCCAGGTCTCGGCGACCAGCTCGGCCAGGCGCTGCCACACCGCATCGCGGGCCGTATCGCCCATCAGCACCCGGTGCTCGACGAGCCAGCATTCCTTGCCGCGCCCGAAGGCCCAGATCGAGGCCTCGATGCGATCCTTCTGCACGTCGGCGCCGCCGACCAGCAGCAGGCCGCCTGCGGGCACCGTGCCGATGCGGTAATCCTCGCGCCGTTCCAGCAGGCGCTGCCAGTCGGGGGCTTCGCCTTCCTCGACCCAGGTCTCACCCAGTTCGGTGTTCTTGAAGGTCTTGATCGCCGCAGCCGACCCGGTTTCCTTGCTGACCGCCGCCTCCCAGGCCGCGGCGATGTCGCGCCAGGCGCGCCAGCCCAGCGGGCTGTACAGGGACGACAGGTGAAAGCCCGCCGTCTTGCCCTGCGCCGTCGCGCGCCACTGGCCGTGCTCGAGCATCCAGGTCTTGTGGTGCTCGGCAATGGGCGCCTCGCAGGATTCGCAGACGTAGGCCGCCGTCTCCGGACGGCCCTTCTCCCAGCGCAGCCGATCGAAACGCAGCCATTGCCGGTGGCCGCAGTGCGGACAGGGCACGAAGTAGCGGCGCTGGTCGCTGGCCTCGTACTCGCGTTCGATGGCCGAGGACCCCGCGATGGTGGGCGTCGAGACGATGAAGATCTTGCGTCGGGCAAAGGTGCGGGTGCGCGCCTCGGCGAGCGAGATCGCATCGCCTTCACCCTCGACATCGAGCGGATAGCCGTCCACCTCGTCGAGGAACAGATACCGCACCGGCATCGAGCGCAGGCCCACCGCGCTGTTGGCCCCGGTCATCACCAGCACGCCGCCGCGAAACTCCTTGGCCAGGATCGTGTTGCCCGAATCCCGGCTGCGTGCCGGTGCGATGAGTTCGGAGAGCACCGGCGACTCCTCGATCAGCGGGTCGATGCGCTGCTTGGAGTTGCGCTTGGCCATTTCCACCGTCGGCCACACCGCCATCATCGGCCCGGGGGCATGGTGGATCACGTAGCCGATCCAGTTCGAGCCCATCTCGGTCGCGCCGAGTTGGGCCGCCTTCATGAACACCACCCGCTCGACCGGCGAGGTCGGCGACAGGCAATCCATGATCGCCTTCAGGTACGGCGTGCGGCTGGTGCGCCAGCGCCCCGGCTCGCTCGAGGCCTTGCTGGACAGCACCCGGTGGCGGTCGGCCCACTCGGAGACCGTCAGCGGCGGATCGGGCGTGAGCCCTTCGCGCCAGGCGCGCTCGATCGCGTCGGCGCCGTCGTACTCGATCATCGTCAGTCCACGCGTGGCCGCAGTTCGCCCAGTTCCTGCAGGTGCTCGCGCACGGCCGCATCCAGCGCCACGTGCAGCGCGTGGGGATCGACGCCAAGCCGTGCGGCCATCTGCGCCGAGATGCGCGCCGGCCAGTTCAGCCACGCATCGCGCTCGCTGCGCGCGAGCTTGAACACATGCGCCACCGCCTGCGCGCGGTCGACGAGCTCGCCCTTGCGCTGCGCCAGCTCCACCTTGTGGAGCTGGGCCTTGAGCACCTCGTTGACCGTGCGCGCCTGCAGCAACGACGTGCCGCCGCTGGGCAACGGCGGGGGGACGGGGTCGGGGATCTCGCGCTCGGGCCGGGCCTGCGGCTTCTTGGTATCGAACTTCTGCGCTTCAGGCGTTCGCCGAGGCTGCACGGTGTTGCGCGCCCACTGCGCGTCGGCCGTCTCGGGGTCGATCGTGCCGTCGGGCAGCGGCGTGATCCGGCCGGTGTCGATGGCCTTTTTCACGGCCACGTGCGACACGCCCCGGTGGCGCGCGTAGGCGCGAATGGAAAGTCCCATCGTTGCCTTCTTCGATCATTTGTTCGTCATTCCTGCAGATCGAGCTTGGCTTCCATCGGGAACAGCGCGTTCATCACGTCACGCCAACCCACCATCGAAAGGATCCCCGATGAACGCCAACACTCTCGATACCCTGGCCACGAAGCTGGCCGAAGCGGCGCTGACCATCCTGGTGCGCAGCTGCCGCACCGAGGTGGCGGCCGCCAGCCGCGACGACCTGGAGGCCGCCTGCGCGGCGATGCGCGCCAAGGCCAGGCCGGTCATCGACCAGTTGCTCGACGACGCCCGCGCCGCCCCCTGGATCGGCGAGATGGCGTTCCATGCCGCGGCCTTGGAACTCGCGCAAGCCGGCATCGCGGTGCTGCGCAAGGCCTGACTCATCGCGTGAAGCCAAGCAGAAAGCGCTTGGCTTCACTGCCGAACAGCGCGTTCATCACGTCACGCCAACCACACCGAGAGGAACCCGCCATGCACCCCATCGACACCCTCCTGACCCAGATCGCCCAGCAGCATCTCGGCATCGAGACCTTGCAAACCCGCCACTCGGACAGCCTGGATTTCCACGACCTGGCGGTGTGGTGCCTCAAGGACGCACTGGAAGCGGCCTTCCAGGCAGGAGTCGAAGCCGGGACGTCTCGCCACAAAGCCTCGGGACCGGACGTCGCCCAGGACTGACCGGAAGGCGGCGAAGCCAAGCACGAAACGCTTGGCTTGGGCCCCGAACAGCGCGTTCATCCCGTCACCCGATCCACCCCTGCGAAGGAGCAAGCCCATGACCACCATCGCCCTGACCCCGACCCAGCACGCCATCCTGGCCTACGCCATCGAGCACAGCGGCGGCAAGATCGACTGGTTCCCCGAGCACATCAAGGGCGGCGCCCGCCAGAAGGTGCTGGACGGCCTCGCCAACCGTGCCCTGATCGCCCCCGCGGGGACCGACTGGTTCGTCGCCGCCGAGGGCTACGCCGTCCTGGGGCTGCCACGCCCGGGCGCGAAGACATCGCGCGTGGGCTCGTTCGAAGCCCAGCTCGATCGGATCATCGCCAACGCGGAGCAGGCAACCGCTGCGAGCGATCCCGAGCTGGAGGCGGCCGTGACCGCTGCCGAAGCCACGTGGACGCAGGCGAAGGACGATGCGCCGCGCCGCACCCGCGCCGACAGCAAGCAGGCGCAGGTGATCGCGATGCTGCGACGTCCTGGGGGCGCCACGATTCGTCAGATCATGGACGTCACCGGCTGGCAGGCGCACACCGTGCGCGGCGCCCTGGCCGGAGCGCTCAAGAAGAAACTGGGCCTGAGCATCGCGTCGGACAAGCCCCAGGGCGGCGAGCGCGTCTACAGGATCATCGAGCAGGACGCCGCCTGATCGAACGCCACGCCATCCGCCTCGCGGGTGGCTTGCTGGCCGGTGAAGTCCTCCCACCGGCGCACGATCACGTCCACGTACTTCGGATCGAGCTCGATCAGCCTGGCGATGCGGCCGGACTTTTCCGCGGCGATCAGCGTCGTGCCCGAGCCACCGAAGGGGTCCAGTACGACATCACCAGGGCGGCTCGAGTTTCGGATCGCCCGCTCGACGAGTTCCACCGGCTTCATCGTTGGGTGCAAGTCGTTCTTCTGCGGCTTCTTGATCTGCCACACATCGCCCTGGTCGCGGTCGCCGCACCAGTGGCGACTCGCCCCTTCCGGCCAGCCGTAGAGGATCGGCTCGTACTGGCGCTGGTAGTCGGAGCGGCCCAGCGTGAAGGTGTGCTTGGCCCAGATGATGAAGGTGGACCAGTGGCCGCCGGCGGCGCGAAAGGCCGATTGCAGCACGTCCAGCTCGCTGGAGGACATGGCCACATAGATCGCGCCGCGGCAGTGAGCGATGGTGGGCCTCAAGGCCGCCAGCAGGAAGTCGTGGAAGCCGTCACCCAGGTTGTCGTTGAGGATGGCGCGGTCCTTGCCGCGCAGCTTGTCTTTCGCTGAGTTCGCGTAGTTGACGTTGTATGGCGGATCGGTGAACACCATGTCCGCCACCGCGCCTTGCATCAGCCGCTCAAAGCTCTCGGCCAGGGTCGCGTCGCCGCACAGCAGCCGGTGCGGGCCCATGATCCAGACATCGCCGGGGCGTGAGATGGGCGTCTCGCCGACCTCGGGCACCGCGTCCTCATCGGTCTGGCCCTCAAAGTCTGGCTCGTCGCCCGCGATCAGTTCGGCCAGCGCGTCGGCGTCGAAGCCGGTCAGGTCCAGATCGAAGCCCTCGGCCTGCAGGTCTTGCAGCTCGATGCGCAGCAGTTGCTCGTCCCAGCCGGCGTTCTCCGCGATGCGGTTGTCGGCGATCACGAGCGCCCGGCGCTGGGTCGGCGTCAGATGATCGAGCACGACCACCGGCACCCGCTCCAGCCCGAGCTTGCGGGCGGCCGCGAGCCGCCCGTGTCCGGCGACGATCACCCCGTCGCTGCCTACCAGGATCGGATTGGTGAAGCCGAACTCGGCGATGGAAGCCGCAATCTGCGCCACCTGCTCCTCGGAGTGGGTGCGCGCATTGCGGGCGTAGGGGATGAGCTGGGCGGTCGGCCACTGCTCGATCCGCTCGGCCAGCCACGACGCGCTCATGCCGGGACTGCCTCCGTCGCCCGCCGCTCGGCCGCCACTTCCTCGAAGGACTGGCCGGTGGCGGCCAGCGTCACCGGCACGCCAGGGTGGTTCTGCCGGAAGCGCTCGATGGCCACGTCCACGTACTCCGGCGCGATCTCCACGCTGCGGCAGACGCGGCCGGTGCGCTCGGCGGCCAGCATCGTCGTGCCGCTGCCGCCAAAGGGCTCGAACACGACGTCGCCGGGATCCGTGTACGCCTCGATCACGAATTGCGGCAGCGCCACCGGGAACACGGCCGGGTGGTCGATGCCCTGGCCAATCCTGCCCTTGTGGCGCATCAGGCGAATCACCGAGTCGGGGATGCGCTTGTCCTGCGTGGGCTGGCCGGCATGGGTCCAGCCGCCCACTTCGCCGTCTTTGCCGCGCATCGCCGTCGATGACCCATCGGCGCGCAGGTGGGTCTCTTGCCCGGCGAACTTGCACGGCACGATCTTGTTCGGTTTGCGGCTGGTGCGGTTGAAGTGAAAGACGAACTCGAAGGCAGGCGCCAGCCGCCCCTGCCAGTCGCCGGGCATCCCCGGACCTTGATCCCAGACGTACCACGCGAAGCGCCGCCAGCCCTGCTGGCGCATCCAGGCCATCCACCCGTCCCAGTACGGGATCACTTCGTTGTCGCGGTGGATCAGGCCGAGGTTCACCAGCACCTGGCCGTCGTCTGCCATCGGCAGATGGGCGAAGACGCCGCGCATCAGGCCGTCCCAATCGGCAATGCCGCCGGTGGTGTAGTCGCGCTGGTTGCCGTAGGGCGGCGAGGTGAAGCACAACGCAGCCGTCTCGCCCTGCATCAGCGCAGCCACCACGTCCCGGTCGGTGGCATCGCCGCAGATGAGGCGGTGCTGGCCGAGCACCCAGAGGTCGCCGGTGCGGGAGACCGGCACGATCGGGGCCTCGGGTACGTCGTCTGCAGCGTCCGGCGACTCGGCTTCGGGCTCAGATTGGTCATCGACCGCCGCCTCGGCGAGCATCGCTTCGATCTCGGATCCGTCGAACCCGGTGAGCGCCAGGTCGTAGCCGGCTTCCGACAACTCGGCCAGTTCCAGCGCGAGCAGTTCCTCGTCCCAGCCCGCATCGAGCGCCAGGCGGTTGTCGGCCAAGACGAGGGCGCGCTTTTGCGCCGGGGTCAGGTGCGCCAGTTCGATGACCGGAACTTCGGTCATCCCCAGCTTGCGCGCAGCCAGCACTCGGCCGTGGCCGGCGATGATGCCGTTTGCGCCATCGACCAGGATCGGGTTGGTGAAGCCGAACTCCGCGATGGAAGCGGCGATCTTGGCGATCTGCGCCTCGGTGTGCGTGCGCGGGTTGCGCGCGTAGGGAATCAGCGCCTCGACCTTGCGGTACTCGACGTGCAGCGTGTTCAAGGGAGAAGTCCAAAAGCAAAACCCGCCGGGCCTTGCCGCCGGGCGGGTCATGTGAGTTCGGGTTCGGGTGAGGCGGTGACCGTTCTGCGGGGTGGTAACCGGGACCGGTAACCTGGCCGGGTGGTAACCTGCTTGGCGCCCTGACGCTAGGGCGATGCCGCGCTCGCGCCCCCCGCATCGCGCTTGGGCCAGGAAGGACCCGTGGATGTCCGGGCGGCTTCCTCGACCGTCACTGCTGTCCAGAAGATAGCTGAAATACTACCCCTGATCGGCCTGCGTTGTTGCAGGGGCAAAAGTCGCTGCTGGTTGCCAATGGCAGCGCATGACAGCCTATCCACGCCCATTCGCGTTCAAACACGATCCCTTGACGATGTGGCGGTTGAGATGGTCGGCTACTGTCTGCAAGGCCTTCTGCCACCGCCGCCATGCAGTCGTCCTGTCGCAGGCAAAGCGGATTGTGATGTCGCGCCAGCCGTAGCGCTTGGCCCGCATCCAAACCAGGTGGCGCTGCTCGACTTCCAGCCACTGCACCCAGCGCATCGTCTCCAGCATCCGGTCGATGGCCTCGGGGCTCGGTGGGTACGCGCGGTAGACCTTCTCGTCGGCTGCGAATGCCTCCCACTCTTGGCGGACGAAGGCCGGCCAAGTGTTGAAATAGCCTTGTACCCGCACCGGGGGCAGGCGTCGCCCAGTGCTGGCGGCCTCTTCGAAGCGGGCTGCCACGTCCTCAATCGTCCAGTGGTTGCGGGCCACATCACACCTCCTGACCAACGTCGTGGTGATGGACAGCCCAGGACAGCAGGGCCAGCGCGTCGGCTTCGTTGTCGTTGGCCGGGGCATGACCGCGAGCACGGGCGGACGCCACCATCTCGTCCTTGTTCGCGTTGCCCTTGCCGGTGGCGTGCTTCTTGATCGTGCCCACCGGGACGCCTTGGTACGGGATCTGGTGGTGCTCGCACCATGCGGTGAGGTGAGCCATGAACCCGCCGTAGGTGTGTGCCGCATCAACCCCGGCATGACGACGGACCTCCTCGAAGTACACGGCGTCGATACCGTCACAGGATTGCTTGATCTCGGTGAGCCAGCGTTTGAAGCGCAGAAAGCGCATGCCGCCGCCCTCGAAACGTTGTGGCCGGAAACTTTCCGATCCGCTGGTGATGTGGCCGTCGCTGCCGCGCAGCGCCCAGCCGGTGGTGGTGCCCAGATCGAGGGCAAGGATGGTCGTGGTCATAAGGTCAGTCCCGGTTTCTTGCCGATCTGACGCAACTGGCGCAGTCGCACATAACTTCTCTACACGTGCGTGCGCGCGCGTGTAGAGCGATTTAGTGCAAATGTGTCGGTTGTGTCAGGCGGCATGGTTTTCAGAGGAGTCATTCGTCCGCATAGGGCGTATAGGCAGGCATCGGCGGATGCTTGAGGCCAATGCCCCGGAATCCGCGCACGCCCATGCCGTTGCGCCACTTCTCGATTCCGCGGGTGATCAGCAGATCGGAGAAACGTCGCTGCGAGCCAATGAACTCGCCCGATGCCTCGGCCCACTGCTTCCAATCCGTGAACAGCTCTGCGGTCAGTGACTTGGCGTTGACCTCCCGCACACAGCGCTCGTCGATCCAGCGGCCCAGCGCGTCCTCGGACTCGAAATACTCCTCGGTCGCGGCTTGCACGCTGGCGGGCGGCTTCAATCCCTCGCGCTGCCAGGCAAGGCATCCGGCCACGGCCCATGCGAGGATGCCGTCCCGTTCGGCCAGCAGCTTTTCCGTCAAGCGCGGATCGCGCCGATCCGGCGGGATCGTCACCGTGAACGGAATCATGTGCAGCCGCCTGCGCATTGCCTCATCGATGTTGCGAATGGCGGGCTTGTGGTTGCCCACGATCACGGGCTTGAATTGCGGCGTGTATTCGAAGAAGTCCTTGTGCATGAAGCGCGCGGAGATCTTGTCGCCGCCGGTGATGGCCTTGACCTTGGATTCGTTCAGGCGTCGGCCTTGCTCGGTCTCGATGGCGGTCACGAAGCGCGCGCCACGTAGGCCTGCCAGATCGGTCGGATGGCGGTCTCCACGGGTTTCGACGAAAGTCTCCATCGATGCCGTGGCGGCGTAATTGCCGAGGATGGTGCTGATGACGTTGGCGAACACACTCTTGCCATTGGCTCCCGTGCCGTACAGGAAGAACAGCGCGTGGGCGCTGGTCACGCCGGTCAGGCAATAGCCGACCATGCGCTGCAAATACGACTGCAGATCAACATCGCCGCCCGTGATGTCGGACAGGAATGCCATCCACTGCGAACATTCGCCGTCCGGGGTGGCCGTGGTGATCTTGGTCATCCGGTCAGAGCGCTCATTTGGCCGCTTGCGTCCGGTCTTGAGATCGACCACGCCACCGGGCGTATTGAGCAGCCACGGATCGGCATCCCACTCGTCGGTGGTGGCCGCATGCCTGCGGTCGGCACGCGCCAGTCGCTCGACGCCGCCAACCGTGCTGGCGCTGGCCAACTTGGCCGCGATCTTGGGGTTGTCGGCGCGCACGGCGGTCTGGCGGCAGACGTTGCGGATCAGATCGGTGGCGGCCAGCGTGTCCTCGGTGCGCCAGCGTTGACCATCCCACACCAGCCAGCGGCCCCATGCCGCGACGTAGCGCCAATCCCGGTGGTAGCGGCGCGTGAAGGCCAGCGCCAGCGCATCCTCCGTACCCCAGACGGACTCGTCGCTGCCGACCACCGGCTCGTCGACATCGGCCACGTCGTGCATCTGCAGGCGCGGGCCGTGGGTGAGAAAGCTGGCGACGTCGAAGCTTTCGGCGATGGCGTCCGCCGCATCCCAACCTTCCGGCGCCTCCTCGGGCGGATAGAGGATGTGGCAGGACTTGGCCCCGGCGGCGAGTGCGGCCTGCGCGGCCGCCATCGCATACTCCCAGCCCGGCTTGTCGCGGTCGGGCCAGATCAGGACTGCCTTGCCCGCCAGCGGTGACCAGTCGGTCTTGTCGATGGGGGCGTTCGCACCGTGCATCGCGGTGGTGGCAGTGATGCCCGCATCAATCAATGCCTGCGCGCATTTCTCGCCCTCGACCAGTACCACCTGAGCGGCGCTGATCATCCCCGGCTGGTTGTACAGCGGGCGCGGCTCGGGCGGCGTCATCTTGCGCCGCTTGGCGTCCCAGGGCCGGAACTCCTTCTTGCGTCCCGGTGGGTCGTAGCGGTAGACGACGGCGATGAGACGGCCCGCCTCATCGAGGTAATCCCACTTGGCGGTGGCTGGGCCGAGTTCGTCCACCGGCGCATCCTTCTTGCGGGATCGGCGTACTGGCATCTCGCGGGCGCGACCGAGCAGATCAGCAGCCGCACCCAGAACAAGACTGAACTCGGTATGGATATTGAGGCCAGAATGCCCGGCGATTAGCGAAAAGATGTCGCCGCCATCGCCCGTCGCGCGATCCGTCCACAGTCCGGCCTTCTCGCCATCGAGCACCACCTCGAGGCTATCGCCAGGACTGCCCAGCACATCACCGATCAGGAATTTGCCACGGCGCTTCTTACCCGCCGGGAACAAGGTGGTCAGAACGGATTCAAGACGCGCGAGCAGTTCGGCACGCAGTTCTTCGCGTTTGCTGTCATCAAGGATGCGCGTGGGCTCGACTGGTTTTGGGGTGTCATTGAAGTCAAGCATCGGCAGCACCTCCGATCACATCGGCGACACCGGCCAGCTCCTGCGGGATGCGAGATTCGTGACGCAACTTGCGCAGTGCCTTCCCCTCGATCTGGCGGACGCGCTCGCGCGTAACCTTCATCTTCTCGGCGATCTCGTCGAGCGACGCTCCGGCAAAGAAGCGCTCGCGGATCACGTCCGCCTCACGCGGCGTTAGCGAATCGATGGCATCCTGAATGATGCGGCCTGCCTGCGCGTGGCTGGCCAGCCGCAGCGGGTCGGCAGACGCCGTTCCACAGGTCAGGGCTTGCACGCTGTCTGCATCCAGATCGATGCTGGAATGGTTCTTTTCCAGCGGCTGGAGCTGTGCATCCGACCACAGATCGGAGGGAGATGCATTCAGGAAGTCGCACAAAGCCCATGCGCACTCCCGCAACAGCCCATCCGGTGTCAGCGGAGAGCGCGTGAGATTGAGGTAGGGCAGCAGTGCGCCGTAGTAGCTGATGCCAACGGCAGCGGCGAACCGCGCGCCTGGTCGGTAGCCTGCCTGCTCGATGGCGCGCAATAGACGGGCATTGCGTACGGAGATGCGCACACGGTAGTCAGTCATGGGCTCCTCCTTCTGCCGCTGCCCACGCGGTGAGCTCTGACATTCGGAACCGAACCATCTGGCCGATCCGATAGTGCGGAATGCGCTTGGAGGCGCGGCACCGTGGCTTGGTGAAGTAGTACGTGGGCAGATTGAGCAAACGGGCGGCTTGCCGTGCCCCTACCATCGGTTCCGCCTCTGGTGCGTGTGATTCGATATGGTTCATTGCGTCCTCCAGCACCGGTCCTGCCAGGGGCACATCCGGCATTCGAAGTGGGTCGGATCGACAAAGGCGCGCGGCAGCAATTCGCCTGTTTCAGTCGCGGTGATGACTTTCACCGCCCGGTCGGACATGCGCTGCGCAAGCCCAGCGTCGAACGGCACCCGCTCGGCGTAGATCTCCATCGTGTCGGCGTTGAGCGCCGTGAAGATCGCCGGATGCTCGTGCAGTTCGAGATAGGCTTGGTAAATCGCCACTTGCGCGGCATAGATGGGCTTGGCGATGGCCAAGCCCTTTTTCTCCAGCTCGCGCCAGGACTTGTTGCTTAAGGCTTTGCACTCCCAGAGCGCTGGATAGGCAAAGCCCTCGGGGCCAGCGACGATGACGCCGTCGATGTGGCCCTGCAGTCGGCCATCGGCCACCGAGAAGCCGAACTGCTCGCCGTCCGCCTTGCGTGTGCGCAGGTCGAAGCCTGCGCCCCGCAGCCACGCGACCATGCAGTCCTCCATGACGTGGCCACGTTCGAAGATGCGCAGCATCCGGCCATCGGACTCGCGGCCCTGGTCGACGGGTGCTTGCGCGTACTCGAACTGCAGCGCGCGCTCACAGGCCACCCCGAGGCGCGAGGCCCCGAGGTACTGGCGCTCAGACTGGCGGGCGCGGGCCAACTGCAACCCGGCGTCGACCAGGGCGGTGACCTGGCCCGCGATACTCGATGAGGAATTGAAGTCGATCATGGCTTCTTCCCCTTCGGTTCATCCCAAGGCAGGTCGTCCTCCAGATCCGCGAAGGGATTGGCGGCATCAGGTGACAACGGATCAGGCGTGGGCGGCAAGCCCCGCACGGGCGGAAACTTGGTTTCCTCGTGGTGCGCGACCATTGCGTCCGACCAGCAAGTGACGATGGCGTCGATTACCCGCAGAGCTTCGGCTTCGGAGTAGTCGCCCAGCGGCTTGGTGAAGCCGATCTCGCTCGCTGCCTCGCCGAAGGCCTTGAGGCAATGACGCATTGCGGCCAGTTCGACATCAGACGGATCAATCATGGCGACCTCCGTCTTGTCGATGCGACCTTCCTTGGCCCGCTGCCAGTTGCCGTACAGCGCGTGAAATGCGTCCTGGCAGCGACGCGAGCAGAACACCCAGTCGATGGGATAGCGCCGGGGATCGCCCACACTGTGGCGGTTGTCGGTGTGGCCGTAGCCCCGGGCCTGTCGTTTGCAGACCCAGCATTTCATGCCCCCTCCTCGAGTTCATCGAGCAGCAGGCCCAACTGCAGGGCAGCGCCAGCAAAGGCGGCCTCGCAGCGGCGCTTGAAGTCGGGATAGCTCATCGAGCTGCGCGCAATCGCCGTGACCGCGTGAATCTGCGATTCCAAATGCGCGAGTCCCTGATCGGACAGCCACTGGTGATGCTTCTGCGAGATGCCCTTGCGATTGCGGATCTCATCCAGCAGCTCCTCTGGCAGCACCGGCCCGTAGACCCAGCGCAGCGTGATCTGGCCAACGACGTGCGGTGGGTTCTGGTCGTGGCCCTGGTACTTCCAGCCGAACAACCGATAGATGGCGCGGTAGTAGTCCGGGTGGAAGCGGCGCTCCCACGATGCGCAGGACTGGCGCAGCAACTTGGAGATCAGCTCCTGCAGCGCGTCCGGCGCACGGTGGTGCTGGTAGCCCGTGGCCTCGTCGATGAGAGCGACTTCGCCGGTGGTGGCCAGCGCCGAGAGAATCTTTCGGCAGTTGGGGATGATGTGCTGCCGCTTGGCATGCAAACGCCCCTGCAGCGCCGCGTCGATGATGCCCAGCGCCACATCGCTCAGGATGCCCGCCGGGAAGAACGTGCCGATCTGGCCGGACGGCAGGCGCACCTTTGCGTACCCTTTTTTTTCGAATACTGACAATGAGTTAGCGGAAAATTCGCGGATCAAAGCGCCGATTTGCGTACCCGGACTTTTGTCCCGCAGACCCAAGGCACGCGCCAGTTGGCGCTGGACATAGCCGCGCTCGCCGGTGGTGAGCACGACCGCCTCGCAGTCGAGATCTCCGAAATGCACGACGCCGTAGTGGCTGGCAGTGAGCATGGATGCGTTCATGACGGCCTCCCTCACTGTGCCCAGGACGGTTTGCCCGTCACGGGTGCGCGTTGCGTAGCCGAGGTCTGATACGCGGGTGCTGCCTGCGCCGGAGCGCCCGAGGTGCCGCCGCCGGTCTTGGCCTTGGGCGGCACGCCCATGAGCTTGGCGTACTCGGGGTGGTCGGGTTCGACCGCGAGCTTGACCACGTTGCGGTCCTGGCCCTTGGCGTCCTTATCGATGTCCACGCGGGCCAGAAACTCGATGCCGTCCAGTTCATGGAAGCCCTGGATGCGCCGCGCGGCGGCGGCCTGCGGACTCATGTCCTGCGGGTGGACGTTGCGCGCGCTGTTGAGCACGGCGCGGATGAAGCTGCGGCCCATCTGGCCCCAGGTCGGGCCCTTCTTGGAGTGCAGGCCGATGTTCGACCACATCTTGCGCTTGGCGTAGTCGCCTGCCGTGACCACGAACTCGGCGGCGAGGTAGATCGAGCCGGTCTCGAAGGATTCGGTGGCGTAGCCGCCCGTCCATCCCTGCGACGGGTCGTCATAACCGCCTGGCTTGAGAGTCATGCGCACCGGCACCAGCGTGCCCTTGGGAATGAGGTCGAAGCCCTGTTGCTGTTCCGCATCGTTGAAGTCGTTCCAGTTGGTGGTCATGGCGATTACTCCTGAGATTCGATAGGGGTGGCGGCGCGTGCAGGCGTGGCGGTTGCGCCCGCGCACTTGGCGATCAGCGCGCCGAGATGCGGCGGCTCCAGCAGGTCGAGGCGACCACTGCGGTCTTTGGCCGGAAAGCCGTAGGGGTTGACGGTGTGGGTGACGAACGCGCGGTAGGCGCTACCGTCCTCGGCCTTGATCTCGGCCAGCGTCACGACCTCATCGACGATGCCGGGCAGTTCGAGGGCGGTCTTGCTGCCCTCGATCTGGGGCACGAACACCTTGCGGTTGTAGTCATCGAGGCGTTCGTCGAGGATGGCCACGAACACCACGTTCTTGCCGCGTGCGTGCTGAAGGTGGGTCAGCGCGGCGATCATTTCCTGACCAAGCAGGCCATAGGCTGCGCGCAGGTCTGTCTTGCCGGTGCGGTCGCTGACGGAGCCCGGCTGCGTCTTGCACCACGCGAAGCACTGACGCGAGAGCTGCGTGATCGAGTCGAGGAAGAAGGTCTGGTAGCGGTCGAGTTGCGCCGGGTCGCCAAACTTCTCGACGACGTGGTCGTAGTGCGCCTGCGAGAACGCGGCCTCCGGCGGCAGCGACTTGTCGGGACCCGCGAGGAACACGAAGAAGTCGCGGCTCTCCGGCCACGATGCCGGGCGGATGGTGTCGCCCGGCCAGTCAGCCACGGCAAGATCGCCCGCCTCGATGTCGAGGAACAGCGTGGTGGCCGGGTCGAGGTCCTTGAGCCGGGTGGTCTTGCCAATGCCGGACTTGCCCAGCATCAGCAGCTTCACGCCCTTGCGCTCGGCCATCCGCTCGATAGCGGACACGATAGGGAGCTTCTTCATGCGGCCCCCCCATCGAGCGTCAGGGTGATGACCGGCTTGCCTTCCTCGACCGTGCGGGCAGCCGCGAACTGCTGCTGCAAGGCCTGCGGCCAGTTGCTGTAGCGGGTCTCGGACACCGAAAGCTTGATGTCGATGTAGTCCTCGACCTTGTCGCCCGCAGCGACGATGCGCTCGGCCATCTCCTTGAGGATGATCTGGTTCCAGGTCACCCTTTTGGGGAGTTCGTACTTGATGTGCAGCGCCCCGTCGCGAATGTGGGCGGTGCCGAAATCGCGGCCAGATGCGCGCAGGGCCGCTCGAGCCTGCTCGCCGTACCGCTGGAGCTTGGCGGCATCCAGCTTGGCGCGCAGGTTCTTGAGGTAAGCGACGGCCTCATCGACATTTCGTTCGGCTGCGACGAAGTCGCTGATCGGTAGCGCCGCCAACTGGGGCGTGCTCATGGCCGCGAGGTCGGCTGGGTAGAGGGTCAGTTCTTTCATGACTGACCTCCCTTCACCGGCACACGTTCGGACGTCGAGGCGTAGACGTGGCGTTTCTCGTAATCGAGCACCCCGTTCTCGCCATCGAGGGGGTAGGCCACCTTCTTCGAGAACTTGACGAAAAAGGGGCCCTTTCCCATCCCGCGCCACCTGGTGAGGGTCTTGGGGGACATGCCCCAGCGATTGGCGAGTTCGACCTCGCTCAGGAATCGCCGCTGGGACAGCGCCGTGGTTTCAGGGGTAGGCGTCGAACTGAAGCCGACGCCGGAATTGAGGCCCGGTGTACTACCGGAGCCTCCAGCCAGTGCCAATGAATAGGCCATTGCCGTGCTCCTTCCCGTTCAGGGATTGGGGCGCGACCGGTGGCCAGTCCTGTACTGGCCGTTGATGACCGATGCACGCCTTCATCGGGGAAGGCGCTACATCTGGCGTAGCAACAGCTACATTTGGCGTAGCGGAAAATTTTTTTGCTGGACCCTCCGCTACCCGAGGGAAGTGATCAAACGGCGTTGCTCATTCCAGTCCAAGGGCACCTTGGCACGCAGCAGGGCTTCCAAGGACACCGCCCGGGGCAGGCGTCCTTCGTAGGCGGCCTGGACAATGTCGGGGGCGAGAAGCGCCAGCCGCAGCAGATCGTTGACCGTGGAACGGTGGATGCGCTCCCGTTCGGCAATCTCGGCGCTGCTGGCCACCGTTCCGTTGTCGATCAACTGCTGCCAGTAGATACCGCGCCCCAGCGCCTTGAGCAGTGGGCGATCCTGTTCGGGGGTCAGTACCGGGGTATTGGTGATGGCAATTGGCTGGGTGACGCCTTCCGGGGCAACGATTACCTTTTTGATACCGCGCTTCTTGAAATGGAGGGGCACGAAAGTCGTGATCCGGACACCTCCCCCCTCCAGCGGATGGCGGCGCTCGTGGGGTATGCCATCGCCGATCAGCTTCTTGGACGTGCGGTTCATGGGGTCATCTCCATTTCCAGCAGTTCGCCGCCGATGCTGTCCGCCTGCAACTCACCGGCCAGTTCCCGCCATCCCGACTCGCGCCAGACGATATCGACGCCATCGGAGAGAAGCTGGACGCGCTCGATCAGCAGATTGACCAGCCGCACCTGCTCAGCGGGGAACAAGGCTTTCCAGACCTCTCCGAGACGGCGCATGGCCAGCAAGGTCGTGGGCTCGTCGATCTCCGGGTACTTGCTGCGCACCGCGTTCCAGACTCCCTGGATGCTTTCTGGCGACTGGAGCGCCCCCACAATCAGGTTCACCACCACCTCCTCGATTTGGTCGGCCGGGATCATCCCGGTGGCGCTGCTGCGGTAGCCGTAACGGCTGTCTGCCTTGGGGATGTAGTAGCGGTACTTCTTGCCGGATGGCTTCTTGCTGTAAGTGATGTGGTATTTGCCGCCATCAGGGCCGAACATCAGGCCACGCAACAAGGCATCGGTCTTGTGCCGGGTCTGGGTCTTGCCCATGCGCTGATGGGCATCTTCGGCAAGGATGGCCTGCACTCGGTCCCACAGCTGGCGCGTGATGATGGGCTCGTGTTGCCCGGCAAACACCGCTCCCTTGTGGCGAATTTCGCCGACGTAGATCGGGTTGCGCAGTACCTTGGAGATGTACTTCTTGTCCATTGGCGTGCCGTTACGCACGCGGCCATCCTTCAGGCGGTTGGGCTTGGTGGTGATTCCCTCCAAGGCCATTTCGCGGACGATGTCTGTGATGGAGCGTGTCTCGGTAAATCGCATGAAGATTCGCCGGATGACCTCCGCATCTTTTTCCACAACAACGAGCTTGCGGTCTCTGACCTCGTAGCCCAGCGGCGTGTATCCCCCCATCCATAGACCCTTGCGCTTGCTGGCGGCGATCTTGTCGCGGATGCGCTCGCCGGTGACCTCGCGCTCGAACTGGGCGAAGGACAGCAAGATGTTCAGCATCAGCCGCCCCATCGACGTGGTGGTGTTGAATTGCTGTGTCACCGACACGAACGACACCTTGTGGCGCTCGAAGAGCTCCACCAGCTTGGCGAAGTCGGCCAGGCTGCGTGTCAAGCGGTCGATCTTGTAGACGACCACAATGTCGATCTGGTCGGCCATGATGTCGGCCATCAGCCGTTTCAATGCCGGGCGTTCCATGTTGCCGCCTGAGTAGCCGCCGTCGTCGTAGTCATCGGCGACCGGCAACCAGCCCTCGGCACGCTGGCTCACGATGTAGGCATGGCCTGCTTCGCGCTGGGCATCAAGAGAGTTGAAGGATTGATCCAGGCGCTCGTCGGTGGAGACACGGGTGTAGACGGCGCAGCGCTTTTTGGTCACAACGCTATTCATTTCCCGCCTCCTCGCCGCTTGTTCTTGATAAGCCCAAAAAACAGGGGGCCCGACCACTGGGTGCCGGTGATGTGGCGGGCAACGGCTGACAGGCTTTTGAACCGGCGGCCTTCGTATTCGAAAGATCCGTCTGCCAGCGCGGTGACGCGATGTTCGCGGCTGTCAAACTCCCGCACCAACACAGTGCCGGGGATGACCTGAACTTCGACGCCGCGCTGCGTCTTGATCTTGGATTGGGCTTCGCCAATCCGCGCCATTTGTTTTTGGACAAGTAGCGTAGTGCACAGCGCTTCCTCTTGAATTTTGTAGGCGACGCGGCCTTCGACATAAGCCCGGTTATGGTGCGGCGGTCGCTGCGGGAAATACTTGTCCCAGATAGCCCACAGAGCTTTCATGGGCAGCTTCGGCAGATTAGCGATTTGCGCCGCCAGCGAGAGGGGTGTTGCGGGTGCGTTCATTTCAAAACTCCTTTTGTAGAGGGGTTCGTATGAACGCGCTCGGGTGCCGAGAAGCCAAGAGGAATGTCGCCATCTTTGGGGCGCGTGGAATGCAAGCGCGCGATGGCGGTTGCGATGATTTCCGCGGCCTCGCGCGCCCGTTGGCGAGGGGACATCAATTCAGGGAGTGTTTGTTCGACGGTCATTTCGGTAGCCAGTAAAGTTGTCAGACCGTTACGAAGAATATGCACACAGGGCGGTCGGGGTATCCCGTTTCAGCGTGCATCAGATAGGGAGAGCGAGATTTCGAGGAGATTTTTCTGGGCGACGTTGATCGCCCTGGCTGCGTGGAGTGCCAGCGCGGAGACCATCACGGGCAGAGTGGTTGGCGTGGCCGACGGGGACACGGTCACCGTGCTTGATGCTGATAGGACGCAGCACAAGATCAGGGTGGCTGGGATCGATGCGCCGGAGAAGAATCAGGCGTTCGGGCAGAGATCCAAGGCGTCAATGTCCGACCTCGTATTCGGCAAAGACGTCGTCGTGATGAGCAGCAAGCGCGACCGCTACGGGCGGCTCGTGGGCAAGGTGCTAGTCGCCGACCCCTCCTGCGCCGCAAGCACGTGTCCGAAGACACTCGACGCAGGGCTGGCCCAGATCACAGCTGGGATGGCTTGGTGGTACCGGCAGTACGCACAGGAGCAGTCCGCCGAGGATGCCGGTGCCTACGAGTTCGCCGAACAGGAGGCGCGCGGCCGCCACGCCGGACTGTGGCGCGATGCCGATCCGATAGCTCCTTGGGACTGGCGCCGCGCCTCGCGCCCGTAGTCAGACCAGAGATTTTCTGCGTTGGGTCGCCTCCATTGACCTGATGTTCATCAGGTCATATATTCTGCAAATCGGCAAGGAGCAATGCCATGAGCAAGCGAAAGACCGAAGGCATTACTGAGCCGCAGACCAGAACGCTGAGGGCGATTTGCCAAATCTTCGACAGCACAGGCCTGCCGCCTACCGTCAAGGAGTTGGCCCAGGCGCTGGGCATCAGCCACGCCAGCGCTCATGAACAAATCGCGCAGTTGGTACGCAAGGGGTATTTGAGAAAAGAAGAAAAAAAAGCCCGGAGCATCGTGATCGTGACACGGCACGAGTGATCGCGATGCACTGATCTCAACAAGGGGAATCCTGAATGGGGCACGTTCGGCTCGGGGTACTGCCAAGGACGAAAGCATGGAAGGAGGTCGTCGGCCTGATCGCCTCTGGCGCAGACGTGTCCCAAGTTGCCAACGCCACCATCGCCGCCGCAGAAAAGGCGTTCTCGTTCGTGATGGATGACAAGGGGTACACGGAGGCCGTGTGGCTGATGACGCAATTGGCCATTGCCGCCAAGAAGAATGATCTCTACGCCCATCTTCGATCCGTCGGCATTTCCTTGCCGGACGACGCAACACTGCCCGATGTGACGGCGAGCCTCACCGAGGCCTTGGATCGTGCCGTCGACCATTCTCGCAGGCGCTCCGATCTTGCCGAGATCGCCGGACGCGCGCTGGTCGGCGCGGTGGCCGACGCGCTTCAGCCCCACTTTAACGGTCTATTCCCAAACGACAAGGACACGATGCGCGCGGCGCTTTCCAAACTCGGAACGCAAAAGGAATTCGGCGATCTGTCGCGTTCGTTCTTCGACCGGCTGGCCAACCAGAGCCTCCAATATTTCCTGTCCAAGACGCTGGCGACCCATGTGGGTGAAGGAATGCGCTTTGCGACGATGAACCAGAAAGCGCTTTTCGATCACGCGCTGAGCACGCATACGTGGGAAGCATCGGTGATCGTTCGAGATTTCTCGTCCCAATGGTTTTCCAAACACCGCTACGAGGAAGGCGGTGACATTTCAAGAAAATCGTCCGACGGCTTTGCTGGCTTCGCGCTGAAGAAGATGAAGGATGAATTGAAGTTGGGGGCGCGCACCAGTGCAAACTAAGAAATTCGTCATTTGCGGAAACGCCTCGGCCAAGGGAATCAGCGACGATCCGAAGAACGAAATTCGCCTTCGGCTCTCTGGCGTGAAAGGAGAAGGCAACGTCACGCTGCGCATCGAGGACATCCACAGCAAGATGTTCGGCAGCGTGCCGACCAGGTTCCACGACCTGCTGGAGATCGCTACCTACGTCTACAGCGCCGATCAGGTGATTCTGCGCGGTGCGGACGATGTCGATAGCTTCGGCGATGGCTGGCGGCGCGACCTGCATTTCGTCGTGCCGGTGCGCAATCCGGATTTCTGGAACGGCGAGGAGGTGAAGAACGCGCTCACCTCGACGCTGGACTTCCTCTCGGACGACAACTACGCGTTCAGCTTCGTCAAGCTGGAACAGGATCATTCGTTCCAGGACTACCTGGAGTTCAACGACGCACAGACCATGTATGGCAAACCGGAGCAGGTGGTGATGTTTTCCGGTGGTTTGGACTCACTGGCAGGCGCGCTGGACGAAGTGCTGGGCCAGAGGCGGCGTGTGGTGCTGGTCACGCACAAGGCCACGCCCAAGCTCAACACCCGGCACAAGACGCTTCAAGAGCTGCTGGCGCAGAAAGCGGGAGACAACGCGCCGCATCAGATCAGCGTGCGCGTTCACAAGAAGAAGCCGCTGAACCGGGAATACACGCAGCGCAGCCGCTCGTTCCTGTTCGTCTCGATTGGCGCGACCATCGCCAAGATGCTCGGCCTGAGCAGCGTGCGCTTCTACGAAAATGGCGTGATCAGCCTGAATCTGCCGGTGTGCGCTCAAGTGGTCGGCGGCCGCGCCACCCGGACAACGCACCCCAAGGTGATGAAGGGTTTCCAGGACATCATCACACTGGTGGCTGAAGCGCCATTCACGGTCGAGAACCCGTATATCTGGAAGACCAAGGCCGAAGTCGTCGAACAGATCGTCAAGCTGGGCTGCGCCGACCTCATCAAGCACTCGATGACCTGCACCCACACGTGGGAGATGACGAATCAGCACACCCACTGCGGCCTATGCTCGCAATGCATCGACCGGCGTTTTGCGGTCATCGCCGCCAAGGCCGACCAGTACGATCCGATTGAGCATTACAAGACGGACGTGTTCACGCAGAGCCGGAACAAGGACGACGACAAGATCATGTCCGCATCCTACTTGGAGCGGGCCAACCAAGTGAGCTCGCTGGAGAACGTAGGGCAGTTCCTCGCCAAATACGCCGAGGTGAATCGGGTGCTGCGCTTCCTTGGCGGAAGCACTGCACAGGCTGCCCAGCTCGTTTTCGATCTCTACAAGCGGCACGCCAGCGAGGTGAACGCCGCGTTAGACGAGATGGTTCGCCGCCATGCCACGGCGATCCGGGAGCGCACCATGCCGGGCGATGCCTTGCTGCGCACCGTACATGAATCCGCATCGGTGATCTCGGTGCCAACGGTGTCGCCGAAGGAAAAGCAGCCAGATAACTTCTTTCGCAAGCGCGGAGGCGGTTGGGAGGCTCGGTTCAATCGAGGGAACACGATCAATATCATAGGCGTGGACAAGGGCGCGGAATACATCAACCTGCTGCTGGCGCATCCGGATCGGGAGGCATCTGTCTATGAAGTCGTTTGCGGCTATGCGCTGGGCGTCGCCGATCACGCGAATTCCGGGCTGGAGCACGATGACATTGAAGATGGTTTTCAGGTGACGACCGGAGCACCGCTGGGCAACGCGGGAGTCGTGGTGGACAGGAAGGCAGTCGAGCAATATCGAGCCAAGTACCAGTCGCTGGTTACCGAGAAGGCGGAAGCCGAGCAAGACGGCGATCACCAGCGTGTGGAGGAAATTGAGGACGAGATGGCCCAGATCGCTGATGCGATCACGGCAGGTGTCGGCAAGGGCGGCAAGCTTCGCAAGGCTGGCGACAAACGGAAAAACGTCCGGGACGCCTTCCGCAACGCCGTCAACCGGGCGATCAAGCAGATTGAGAAATGGGACAAGCCGCTGGCTGAACACCTGAAGGCCAGCATCAAATTTGGCAACGAGGTCGTCTACCGGCCCGGGGTGCCCATCACCTGGGATGTCCGCCCCATTGTGAATGAGTAG